CCAGAAGATTATACTTCTGGTTGACCGGCTGACTTAGTCAGTCCGTTCGACCCCAGGTCTTGCTATCTTGGTGTCGTGACTCTGCACAACACAGACTTCAACTTCTTTTTCGCAAGAAAAAGATAGTCGTTAACCTTAACCCAGAAAGGTCTACTTTCCAGTAGACGTTTTCTGTATCTTTCCATGGGAGCTCGCCCTAACGAGCTTGCTCCTAGGTCAGATCGCGTTGGCAACTTGAAAGAGAAATCTCTCAAGTTGACATCGGGTCCAATGTGTCTACAGAAACTGTAGATACGAGGTATCAGATGAAGAACAACTTTAGGGTTTCATTCCTTAAAGGTTGGATTCAGAATTCGAATATCATAGCTTTTGGCTCTGATATCTAGCTCTGTTTCGGTCCCTCAGGTAGTACTAACCTGTTTGATCGTCTTATCTATCATTTTGGGTAGGAGTTCTCCTACCCTTCTTGACGGGTAAAACTCTGATTCTGTTTCTGCTGATATACCAGGTTGTGCCATGTCCATATTTAGACGGTGTTTACCGTCTACTATTGAGTAATTACTCATTAGTTTTTTGAACATGCTTCCTAGGTCAATCTCCAGTTTCTCTAAAAAGAAACTGGCTGAGATATATTTATATGTCTCAGCGCTATAATCAGGCCACCTCACATTATCACTAATGTGGGCTCCTGAATAAGCTCACCTTTTTCAAGGTGTTGAGATACATAGGATAACTTGGCAGACTAACGTAGGATTCATCCTACGGAAGTAAATACCAAGTAGTATATCTAAGAGTCGATTGGTAACCCCTCTCTCATAAGCTCATTTATTCAGTTGAATAAGTGATGTTGGAGTTTTTCAACACTCCAACAGTAGCTTACAAGGAATAGGAGTAATCTCGCTATGATTCGATCAGATTCTTTTACAGAATTCGACCGAAGAACCGCTGATACATTTAGTTTCAGCGATTGGAACCCCTAGTAAAGAAATTATCTCACGATACTTTCTTGACAGGCGTTTACCCGGAATTACAATATCGTCACCGACGATAGCGTAGTCAGGGTTGCGTATTCCAATGCACTGTGCTGCGTACCTCACCACTAAGTGGTGAGTGTAAGCAAATACAGGTCAAGAAGAATAGGCTCCCATAGGTTGACCAACTGAGTACTTCACCTCTCCGTTAGGAGAATGGAACACTCGGTTAGTCATGAGATTATATCAATGATCGGCAAACTTGCTTCCTAACATTTTCTCTACGACTCTCTTTTGGAGAATAGCAGGGAATCTGTCAGTAGCACTCTTTAGATCTACAGACTCGAAGTACTCGTACTTCTTGGCTCAAGATCTATAGAGATCCTCGAAACCGTCTTGATTTCAAGTGAAATCTTGACGGAATCGCGAAAGCCTCTTTGCCACCACTTGATGAAGTGGTAGCAGAGCCATCTGTGAAAAGTAATCACAGATAGCGAAGATTCGAACTTTCCCTCCTGCTTCATACTTGTATGAAAGCTTTGAGTGGAAAACTCGTCTCTCCGTGGCGGTAGTTTGCTGAATTCGCTCTAAATCTTCTACTACAGAGTTAGCACCCTGTAGTATTAGAAGCTCTTTAAGATCGTGAAGGAATTCACAGTCTTTTAAAGCTAGTGCATCTAAATGTGCAGTCCTTACGGCCTGTCCATTTGGTCCACTTTTAGATCGAAATTGATATTCAATCGGATTGTCTGGTAATTTCACTTCTCTTGCGAGATTTGAAATTTTACATAACAATCGATCTGGTAAAGCTTGACCTTCTTCAGTAATTGAAGAAAGGTCGGCCTTTCCAGGAACAACTAGAGCCCTAAAAAAGCTTAGAATTGTTAAGACTAATCTTAACTCTTCTCGGGAATCAGACCTAGGTCTGAGACCTTTTGCTATTTTAGGCCACCCCTCTTTGTCTAATGACAATAAGTGGTAGCTAGGCGCTGGCTGTTCCAGCAGTTGAAAGAGACAAACGTGGTAAACACGTTTGGCTTTGGATAATGTTTCCAAAGCACCTCTAGACTTAATTTCTTTACTGATGAGATAGAAATATCTCTCCAGAGGAGATTTTAAGTGACAGAAGTTGGACTCAATTACGATTGAGGTTAGCAAGTCTTTAAGAATCGCAAGATCCTTTAAAGGTTTGTTATTTGTCATACTGTTAAACTGTTTTTCGGTTGCTAGCCGGACTAATTCCGTTGGAATTCATTCCTTCGGGCGTCGCTTAGCAGGGAGCCACAGGACACTGTGGTCGCGG